GCACTGTTAAACCACCTGATTCTGGAGCAAGGCTGATGGATCGCGTTGCCACTATCGAAGCACAACTGGACACCTTCAAAAACAGCCTGAAGCTGTACCGTGAAGAAACCAAGAGCTGGTACGCGCAGCTTGCTGACAAAGCCAGCCGGGCTGCAGATATGCCTTCGCTTCTCGGTATGGAGCGAGTGATTAAGGCTGGCGACTCCAGCAAATCTGTCAGCATGACTGACGACGACTTCTCATACGTCGCGCGGTGCCCGCTTGTAGGTCCGCTGCTGATTGAAAGCAAATTCGAATCGCTTTATGACATCCCTATCGGCGATATCAAAGTCGACATCATTGCAGTTGATGGAGGCGCCAAGTCGACGATTACCTTGGATAAACAGGGTAAAGGCAGCTTTCAGGGACAGCCTGGAAAATCCTATAAGATCCACGTCCACGATCAGGTGACGCCTACGCAGATCGACACCCTTTTCAAATCCTACGACGGCTTAGCTGCCGATCTGGAAGGGTTTCTGCGCAAGGAATGGGCAGGCTTCAAACCGCAGTGGTCGAATCAAAGTGCGTCAGCCAAAGCGATGGCAATTGGGGTCGGCATTCTCGAAGGCGGATGGGAAGCTATCAAAGGCGTCTGGGATGGCATCTCAAAGGCCTTGGACATCCTTCAAAACCCTAAAAAGTTTGCAGAGGACTTGGGGGCCGGTGCCGAGGAACTGATCAAGCTGGCCAAAGAGGCGCCAGATGTGATGAAACAGGCGATGTTGCTTGCCAGCGACGAGGCCGCACTGTTCTTGATGGTGCATTGCGCTTCTATCTGGGTTTCAGCATTGCCACCGACGCAAGCGGCTGGCCAAACGGCGAAGATGACATCTGCAGCCGTTATCGGAATTCTCATCGACATCGTGATTTCGGTCGTACTGACCGTCGCAGCCGAAGGCGCCGGGCTATTTTACCTAGCCGCACGTTTAGCAAAGTACGGCCAGATCATCGTCAAGGCTGTTACCGGATTTGTGAAGTCGTTGTTCAACATCATCAAAGGCTTCATGGGCTACGTCGGCAAATACGTCGCTGTCGCCGCTCGTGGAGTAGCGACTCGGGTAGAAAAGGGAGTCGCGCAGCTACGCTTTGATGGCAAACGTAATGCGACCGTTGAACACGGAAAGCGTCCTGATGATGCCTCGAAACAATCGAAGAACCCCGATGAAAAAAGCGCTGCACCGGCGCAGGACACTTGCACCAACGGCTGTCCGGTTTCGATGGTCACGGGTGAGGAACTACTGACTCTTACCGATGGCCAACTCGACGGTCTGCTTCCGTTTGAGTGGACGCGCCTTTATCGCACCAGTGCGGTCGAGATCGACAGTCGTCTTGGGTATGGATGGAGCCACGCTCTTTCTCATCGGCTGGATCTGGATGATGAAGGCGTCCTTTGGACGGACAACGAAAACCGAACCACTCGCTTTCCGATGCCGACACAACAGCGCCCCGCTATCACTAATAGCCTGTCGAAAGCGGCCATCTACCTGGGTTCTACCCCTGGCGAACTAATCTTGACGCAGGCTGGACAGAGTCCGCGCTTTTATCACTTCCGCGCGGGCCGCTTGATCACCATCAGTGACGCGTACAACAACCAGTTACTGTTGACCTACGATTTTGCTGACCGAATCCAGCGTATCGACAACAACGCCGGACGCTCCCTGTTAGTCCGACACGAAGACCGTCATATCGTTGCTGTGGATTACCAGCTGCGCCGCGCCGAATACACGGATCAAGGTCAACGGCAGGAGCCATGGACCACCGCACAAACGCTGGTGACCTATCGGTACAACGCGCAAGGCCAACTTATCAGCGCCACCAATGCTGCCGGTGAAACTGAACACTACCGTTACAACGACCAGCACATCATTTTGGAACGACAACTGGCCGGCGGTGCGAGCTTTTTCTGGGAGTGGGAAAACGAAGGTAAATCGTCACGCAGCGTTCGTCACTGGGCCAGCTTTTCACAGATGGACTCGCAGTACGCTTGGGACGATGCCGGCAAAGTTACCGTTACAAACGCGGATGGTAGCGAGCAGGTTTATGTGCATGACGAAAATGCTCGACTCATCAGCGAGACCGCTGCGGACGGCGCTGAAACACAGAAAGCCTATGATGATAAAGGTCGGCTGATTGAAGAAAAGGATCCTCTCGGCGCAATCACTGAATACCGCTATAACGACGCCGGTCTGCTTACCGCTGTTATTCCTCCTGAAGATGCGCCGACATTCTACGAATATCGACATGGCTTTGTGAGTGAGATTCATCGCGGCAAAGCCAGCTGGAAATACCAGCGAAATAGCCAAGGCGATATCACCCGCCAGACAGATCCTGACGGCAACGAAACACACTACAGCTACGATGCCCAAGGTCGTGTGCTGGAGATCGTTCATCCAGACGGCGGACGGCATCAACTCGCTTGGAACGGGCTGGGCCAACTGCTCGAAGAAGCGCTGCCTGATGGTGGCCGGCGCAAGTACCGATACGACGCTTTGGGTCGCCAGATCACCCGACAGGATGAACACGGCACCATTACCCAGTACCAATGGGACGCGGCTGGCCGCTTAACGCAGACCACACAGCCAGGCGGGGCGACCCGCACTTACACCTATAATGCCTACGGCAATGTCACTGCCGAACGTGATGAATTGGGCCGCATCACCCGCTACGAATACGCCGACAACCTGCAACTTGTCAGCCGCCGCATCAACCCGGACGGCAGTGAGCTGCGCTATCGCTACGACAACTCACGCCTGCTGCTGACTGAGATCGAAAACGAGCGCGGCGAACATTATCAGCTCGACTATTACTCAAACGGACTGATACAGCAGGAAACGGGATTCGATGGTCGCCGTACTGCTTACGCATATGACCTGAACGGCAATCTGCTGAAAAAAACCGAGTACGGCGACGACGGTAGCGAACTGGTCACTGAATACCAGCGTGATTCCGCTGGTCGCTTGCTCGTGAAGACGTTGGCTGATGGTGAAGAAATTCACTACAGCTATGACGCTCTCGGTCGCTTGGTCAACGTCGATGACGGTCACTGGCCACTAGCCTATGAATACGACTCCCAAGATCGGCTGATCACCGAACATCAGGGCTGGGGCACACTGCGCTACGAGTACGACAGCGTCGGCCAACTCAAGCATTGCCGTCTACCTGACGGTAGCAAGCTCGACTATCGCCGCTTGCCCGGCGGCAATCTCAGCAGCATTGACCTCAACGGTTCTCGCCTCACATCTCACCAGTTCAAGGCTGGTCGTGAACAGCAGCGCCAACAAGGCTTGCTGTTGAGTCAGTATCAATATGACGATCAAGGTCGACTGCAGGCCCACAGCGTCAGCCAACGCGATAGCGTCCTGCTGCAGCGCCGATATAACTACGACGTGGCAGGCAACCTTGCAGGCATCAATGACAGCCTTAAAGGTGCCCGCAATTTTCACTACGATCCACTTGATCGCCTGATCAGCGTTCGGGGTGCAACACCGGAGAGCTTCGCGCACGATCCAGCCGGCAATCTGCTAGGCCAAAATGACGTGCCCTCTGCCCACTTGGTCAACATCAAAGGCAACCGCCTGCTGATGCAGGGTGACCGCCACTACGACTACGACGCCTACGGAAATTTGATTCGCGAGCGCCGAGGTGCCGGACAGAAACTCGTCACTGAGTACCGCTATGACCGCCAGCATCGCTTGGTCGGCGTCATCCTACCGGGCGGTAGTATCGCGGCTTACAAGTACGACGCCTTCGGTCGACGCATCGGGAAGACGGTCGATGGCCATACCACCGAATTTCTGTGGCAAGGCGAACGACTGATCGTAGAAAGTGGGGACAATCGGTATCGCACCTATGTCTATGAGCCCGACAGCTTCCGCCCTTTGGTGATGCTGGATGGTGAAGGCCCGCTAAAAGCCACGCCGTTCTATTACCAGCTCGATCACTTGGGCACACCGCAGGAACTCACCGATTACAGCGGTGCGATAATGTGGTCGGCTAAATATCGGGCCTACGGCAACCTGGCTGCTCTGGACGTCGCGGAAATCGATAACCCGCTACGTTTTCAAGGCCAGTATTTTGATGCGGAGACAGGCCTTCACTACAACCGTCATCGCTACTACAGCCCGAGCACAGGACGGTTTCTGACCCCTGACCCGGTAAAACTTGCAGGTGGCTTAAACAATTACCAGTACGCTCCGAACCCTACAGGTTGGGTAGACCCGCTCGGCCTGATGTTCAGGGCGATTACGAAAGCTGTTTCCGGTGTGGCCAAGAAGGCACCGCTAAAACCCTCTGCGAACTGCCCCAAGCCAGGTGGTTCACCATCTCCAAGCACTACCCCTACCCTTGCAGACTCCAGCGTAAAGAGCGGAGATGTTACTCCTCCGGTAGTCACAGAATCGAAGCCTGACTTCTATGTCGGACCGTCCGGACCGGACTCGACATTGCCAGCCACGGGCTACCGATACATGGGTTACCAAAATGCCGATGGGAGTGTCAACGGTCGCGCACAGGACACGATCGACACTCAAGAAGCTCGACTGTCGTATTTTGGATTCGAGAAATTTGAGACTGGCGACGCTGCGACGGAAGCTTTCCAGGTACGAGCGCCGAAGCATGTCACTGCGGCCGACCCAGATCCCGCGTGGAGTGATGGTCGTCTGCGATTGAAGTTTGACACACTGCAACTCTACAAAGATGGTGTGCCCAACGCTACAGTGCCGCATGAACTCGGTGGCAAAGGTCCAAACCTGGAACCGTTCACCAAAGCGTACCCTGAGTACGGAACGGGTGGCGCACAACAAGTCATCCCGAAACCGGGTAATCCCACTGTCATTAAAGTGGATGAAGTCACCATTTTGCCGGAGAAGTAAAAGTGCTAACCGATCTGCAGGCCCGCGTATCACTCAAAGAGCTGATCGAAAAATACCTCAAGGGAAGAGATCCCGATTACGACCGCCTGATCGAAATCGTTCAGGATCCTTCGCGGCAAGTTCCGATCAGAGGTGTGCTTGAAGACATTAGACGGTACAACAAGGTCCAGTACACGCAGCAGGAGCTTGAGCTGATCGACGACCTTTTGTACATGTATGGGTGAGACGAAGCGTGTGAATAGCGGGCGAATGGTTGAAATATGAACGACTTTGATTAGCGCCCGTTCAAGCTTGGCGAGAGCAGCGCAAGCCGTTTAGCTCATTCTGTCTTCCCATTTTGATATCTAGCATTACCCGATAGCTGCCACTGATGACGGTCAGCTATCGGCCAAAAGCGGACTGTGCAGCGCATCACCCATGACCGCCGTTAATTGATTCGTAGTCTAAACAAGACTAACCAGCTCGACTTTTTTAATTCTTTGAGCCGAGTGAACAGTATCGAACTCGCGATCGCTCGTTTGCGGAGTAATGCCGTCAACAACTTCAATGCCAAGAAGATTCCTCAGCGGTATTAGTGATTGAGGAAATGTGGATTCCAATACAAGGATCGCTCTCGCGATTTGAGGGCGTGCTTCAGCGAGCAGCACTGCGTCCATAACAGCTCTGTATTTAACGCATTGGAATAGCCCCCTTACAATGTCAGATTCCGCAGAGACTGCAGATTTGACCTCCGCAGCTACCCAAACCGCTTTGCTATTGAACGAGACGTCAAGGCTGTCACCGGATGGTAACCGGTATTCGGTCACTCCCACTGGGATGTTAGAGCTGAGTCCGATAACGCGCGGGTTACATGCAACATAGTCTTTGAGCGCCTTATGGTCCTCGCTCTCTCCAGCGCCGTAGCCCTCACTGGCTTTTTTTAAGATAGGTGAAAAGTCGCACGCTACTGGCTCAATCGAAAGCGCTTTAAGAACTTCGTCCCATCGAGCAAAGGAAAAGACGTGCGCAAGTTCTGCCTCAACAATGACACGTTTCTGGCGAAGCGGAAGTGCTGAAAAGTCCTCTTTTTTCACGAGAAACCAACCAATGCCCTCTCCTGGTAGGCCGGTATTTTTGTTGATCACGAGACACTGAAGAGGTGGAACCTTGACCTTCCATATCTTTGAAAGACGTTCTAACGATTGGCCAATGCTCCCAAGAACATAATTAAGGTTGCGCGGGTTAGGCATCCCCAGTTCCTCGGCAAGATCGGAATAAAAAACTGGGACACCCGCCTTCGCTTGACGAACAAGCAGAGGAAGCGCGGCGCGGGCACGTATTTGGTAGGCCTTATCACCCGAAATTGGCTCAGAAACCTTCGCGGTACTCATTTCTCTCCTTGAATATATAACTGGTTAGACGTCATGTCTCGGAAGACAGTTATGAGCGTATACAATTCTTCGGGATCGAGAGTAGCCTATGGCCATCATTTGCAGCAAGGTCCGCTTTGGGTCGAAAGCGGACATCGCAGACTTAGCGTCGAATGACGGCCTGTGCGCCGCCTCCGTGACCCGGTATCCGGAGTACGGCATGATTTTCCATAAGCCCAGCTTCGACGATGCTGCGCCAGCCATGCCAAGCGACGAAGGGGCGTCCCGAGATCAAAGGCTGGAGTTCTCTTCTTTGGGCCCTTTCGGACACATCAGCCGCGCGACTACGGAAAGCCGAGTACGTCGCTGAGACGTTTTGAAAATTGTCGAAGAGTGCCATCCCGGAGTACGCGTCCATTGTCAAACTCCAGTGACTAGGGGGGACGGCCTTGAAGTGTGGATTGATAACAAGTCCGATCCTGCGCACTTCTACCTCGGTTGGTCGGTCAGCTAGATACTAAAAAAGCTGACTCAACAGCCGTTCTGGACCCTTATCCTTGCAGCCTTGGTCAAATTAGAGGTAGTCAATGAAGCCAGCAACGCCCTGCAGGCCGGCTTGTCCTGTGACCTTCCCGCCGGGGCCGCCTTGCCCACCGTCAACCTTCGCAACCGGAAAAGTCCCTGTTGTTTCGCTGAGCTCGAGTCCCAGGTAACCCCCGTCGCCTCCTGGTGCACCGCCGCCGCCGCCGCCCCAGCCGAGTCCCATGGCCCCATCATTACCTTTGCTGCCGTCCGTACCAGCGGCGCCGTGGCCGCCTGTCAAAATGAACTCGCCTCCAGAGCCGTCGAAAGTTCCCAGACAACGGATAAATACCAAACCACCATTCCCTGATACGCCCCGTCTGCCTCCAGCCCCCCCGCCAGGGGCGCCACGCATATCAGTGGCATCCGCTCCGGGCTTTTCACCCTGCATACCGTTCGATCCAGGGCCACCACCCCCGCCACCCGCTTGTGTCGTACCATGTGCGCCTCGTCCTCCGTGACCTTTACCCATGACGCCCTTTCCGGTTCCATCTCCTCCGTCTCCTCCGGCCGAGGTCATCGGAAATTGGTACCTCAGCGCCCGCCCTTCAGGTGTGATTGCCTCAATGGGCTCAGTCGTGGCGTAAAAATTTTGGTACTCGATCGTGCCGTGTATGTCGCAATTACCAACGCAATGAAGAATCAGCCACTGCCTTGAGTTGGGCGCAACCCGCAGGACAGCACCTTTTGCGATATTGATTTCCGAGCAATGGTATGTCCGGGCTGGGATTTCCAGTACCTCGCCGGCAGCGACTCGTAGCGGTTGCAGAGCAAAGTCATACATGGTGTCTCCTCCCATAGTAGTTCGCACGTCCAGTGTAGTTGCCAGGCGAATTCATGCTCTCGTGAAAAACCCGCCTTGTTTTGGCCAGGCTACGAAATACCGGCGGAGGGCTCGTGAAATGCGACAGCATTCGGCCAAACGTGGACGGTGGACACGGTGATGGCAAATGAGTAGTGTCACGGATGTTGCTTGCGACTCTAGCGGGCAGCAGGGCTTGCCGTAATCCATGTCGCATGTCTCCCTGAGTAATATCGCGTTTGCCGCGACCACCTCTAAGCTAGACAAGGACTTACAGGGCAACAAGGAGCGTTATATGACAGGCCATCGGGACAAGAAACGCGACATGACATGTCACCTAATACCTAATACCTAATACCTAATACCTAATACCTAATACCTAATAATAGTTAGGCAGCACAAACATGATCACAGCCAATATTATTCAAAGAGTATTCCGCATCTCTCATAAGGGGAGAACGGCCTCTGCGTATACAATTGAAAAAGATGAAAATCAGTATTTGATTTCAGCGTCTCATGTCTTTGATGGCTCATCGGAAATCCCTAGCGTAACCATATATCAGGATGGAAAATGGAAAGACATTCATGTCCAGACTGTCTATAATTCGCGCGACGTTGGCGACACAATTGTGTTCAAACTACCCTATGATATTTCACCTAGACATAAAATCTCCCTAGGTACCGAGAATATAATATGGGGAACATGGGCCTATTTTTTAGGTTTCCCATTTGGGATAACCAATCCCGATAAAGGAATTAACAATAATTTCCCTATCCCGTTCATTAAGGCAGGATTAATTTCGGGGCTAAATTTTGAGCGCGAAGGACTAATTACGGTATTTCTAGATGGCCACAACAACAAAGGCTTCTCTGGAGGTCCGGTTGCCTGGATCAACCCTGAAGACAGAAAAGAAATTCAAATAATTGGCACCGTAAGCGGCTACTTGACTGAGAGCCCCATTCATACACAGACGCTTGATGATATTAAAGATTACGGTAACAATGCAGGAATTATCGAAGCATTTTGGATAAAAAATATCCTGAATTTAATATGAGCAGTAGCCTAACAAACTGTTCAAGGCCGTTCGTCGCCCAGAAAAGCTAGGCGCGCGTCTCATCTTTCCCGAGAATCACCCGGTCCCTCGCGCTGAACGCGCCCAGTCTGTGAGACCGGGTGAGTCTCGGGAAGAGGAACTACAGGAGCAAAGTGAGTGGCTGCTTTTGGCCGATTCTGTTGAAAAAGTCGGCTTCGGTTGTCACGGCAGAAAAGTACGCGTCTGAGATTGAAATCCGTGTTTTGCGCAGAAGGGTTTGGGCTCAGATTTGACATAGCAGCGTGCAAAAAAGGAGTTTTCACCGCTCAATGTATGGCTGGTCAAACTGGGTCGACTTTTTCAACACAATCGGCCGAAAACAGACCTCACTCAATCACGCTGCGAGCCGAATAAAAGCGTGTTAGCAGATATTCTCAGCACTCGCTCAATGCGAATCCGAAGTCGTCACTGGACACCTGTGCCGCCTCGTTGAGCCGTTGACGCAGGGCGGCAGTCAACTGCCTCTCTACTTCCCATGGATCCGACAGGGCAGCTAGCTGGGGTGCCAATTGCGGTGACAGGCTCATCAGCGACTGATTGAGCGAACGCGCCGTCTCATACGCGGCTTTCTGCACAAAGCTGATCTCCACAAGCTCTCCCTGTGCCTTTCGAAACTCCATCTCCGCCATCCGCGCGAGATAATGCTCCCGATGGGCTCGTGCCTTCTGAAAGTCAGGAGTTTGCCCATGAGCAAAATCAGTGGGCAGCGGCGCAGCCGTGTTAGTCGGCTCGGATTGCGCTGAGAGTTGACTGTACACGTCACGCTGAAGCCGCTCCTGTTGGTGGCGAGCGGCGACAGCGGCCTTGCTTGGATCGGCGGTATCGCGGATCAACGCTTCGGTGGCCAGCACGTCGACTTGCTTGCCGTTGGGAGACAGGACCAGCCGGCCGTTTTCCTTAAGCCAAGTGATGTAACTCGGTGACCGTCCGATATGTGCAGCGAAGGCGCTTTTGGACAGATACGTGGCTGTGCTCATAAGCCCTCCTTTTCAGCGGCTTTTCAATGAATCCTTTCAAGATTTCAGTGGATTGAAATTTCAGTAAGCTGGCGGACCTCCCACTAACACGATCCCGCGGGTTTCCGACCCCGTGTCCTTTGAAAGTCCCCAGGGTCCCCGCCGGTTTTCTGCCCGGTCCGGTCTGGGGTTCAGCATCCGACTTCCATGCCCTGCCCCATCCCTTTGAAAAGACGGACATCCCTGTGCAGTTTTCAGCTAGAGAGAATCCGCGAGTTCGATAACCCGCGTAGGGGGCGGCCCTCAGGGAGGACCCGTAAAAATCAGCGCCCCGCCCGGCCTGCCCGGTTCATGCCTCCGGCTCGGCCTCGCTCAGGTCCAGCCGCTTGGCCACCCAGCGCTCGTACAGGCCGATGGCGACATCCGCGCCGGCCATCGCGGTCAGGCAACCCAGAGCGCCTGCTGTCCAGATCGACAAGCCTGCACCGAACAGCAACATCATCGCTGACACGCCGCAGACGATGCAGGCACCGGACCGAAGTGCGAGGCGGCGCAGTAATGCCCAGCCTCGTGCCCCATCCTTCTCAGCGCGCCACATCTCGCCGGACACGCCACCGACCAGGGACAGGGCAATCACCAACCAGATCGGCATCTCTGCCAGTGCCTGTTGCTCGTTCGTCATTGCCCTGCCCCTTAAACAAAAAGACCCGGCGCAATGGCCGGGTCAGGTGGTGGCTTGTCTGCCGCATTCTGCGGTCGCACCCATCGAAGATGGCCCCTTTTTACAGGTCGATTCTGGTGGCAGCAAGACCGTTTTAATGCCATCCGGTGAATGTGTGGGTGACGCCCGGTGAACGGCTGGCGAATGTCGGTGAATATCTATCCCGGCTGTCTTTTGCTGTTGTGGCGTCCCATACGTCCCACCTCTTCAAAACAAGGTGGGACGCCTGAAAGCCCCGCAGATTGGGGTTTTGCCCCACCGTCCTACTTTTATCTCTCCTCTCTCGTGTAAAGAGAGAAATTTAAAAAGCACGCGTGCGCGTAAACGCGCGTACCTGTACCCGCTACGCACACACGGGCGGGAGGCAGGAAAAAGGTGGGACGGTGGGACAGCCCAACAACGAAGCGGCCTGCGCCCGTCCCACCACCGCAAAAAGCGGTGGGACGGAGGCAGGCCGGTGGGACGGCATGAGCCAGAGAGATGCCCACGATCAAGCCGCTTCCCCCAGGAGGAAGTGCTCGACCACGATGTGGGCGTCATGCAGGCGCTGGTAGTAGATGTTGCGGGTGCAGCCACTTCGCGCCAGACGCGCTGCCAAGGGCGTATCGGGTTGGCAGTAATGCACCTGCACCACCGTCATCAGCTCGGGATCGAGGCGTTTCTTGACGATGCGTTCGATGTCCAAGGAGGCTTCCAGCGGCACCCTGCTCCCGCGCCTGCCGCGCAACAGCTGACCACCGCTTTCCATCATCATCGCGACCATGTTGCCGCCCGAGTAACCGGCGGCCACCTCATCGCTGTGCAGCTCCTGCGCCCATTGCTTGAGGGCCATATCGATTGCCTTAATCATCGAAGCACGGCTCCTCGAATTCGTCCTTTTGCAACGCAGGCGCCCTGCCCCAATGCTCCGGTTTCTTGTATGCCCATGGCCGCTGGCCGCTCTTGCTCAAGGCACCCAAACGGAAGCGTCGCCAGCCCAGCCGGTGCATGATCGCGCCGACGCGCATCTGCTCCGGCTTACCCCAATGCCCGGGATCGAGCTTGAGTGCCTGACTCATCACCTCACTGCCGGTGGCGGTCTCGCCGATCTGCGATTCCTCCAGCCAGGTCAGGATCGGTCCTTCCCATTCATCGACGACAAAACGCTGGTCCTGGGCTTCGGCGAACATCGGCGCTTCGTCCGGGGTTACCCACCAGAGATCGCCGGCCTCGTAACAGAACACCGCCTCGGCCCACAGCTGGTCGCGGATCTCGCGCAGCAACGCCACGTCGACCTTGGTACAGGCCACCGGCCAATAACGGCGGTTGCCGGTGGCGTCCTTGAGGTATTCGTCCTGGTTGGTGGTGCCGACGAACACACACTGGCGTGGCACGTCCATGGTTCGGCGGCCGTAGCTCTCGCGGTAGGTATCGGTGGAGGCGGAGAAGAACTGCTTGGCCTTGGTGCTCTCGGCCTTGTTGAAGCTGTCCAATTCGCCGAGCTCGACGATCCATTTACCGCGGATCGCCTGAAAGCCATCCTTGTCACCGAGGGCAAACGGCGTGTCCATGAACCACTCACCGCCGAGCACGCTCATGGCGGTCGACTTACCAGCGCCCTGCGCGCCTTCAAGGATCATCACCGAGTCAGCCTTGCAGCCGGGTTTCATCACCCGCGCCACGGCCGAGATCATCCAGCGCTTGCCGACCTTGGTGGTGTAGTCACAGGCCGGCACACCCATCACGTCGGTGAGCCAGGCTTCCAGGCGCGGCACGCGATCCCATTCCAGTTTTTTCAGGTACTCGCGCACCGGGTGAAACGCGTGGTCATGCGCCACGACGCTGACGGCCTCAATCACGTGCGACGACTTCACGCGCAGGTTGTACTGCTGCGCGAGCCACTTCATCACCCGCACGTCATCGATGTCGGCCCACTCGCCGTTGCCACCGCCATAGGGCGCGGCACGCAACTTGACGATCTTCGAGCTGAACGCGCTGTAGCTGATCACCCCAGCCCAGCGTTCGTCGTGGGCGAGGATCAGTTCGACGTTCTGCATGTGCGCGATCAGGGCACCGCTCTCACTGCGGGCGAGTTGATCCTTCCAGCCACCGGCAGCCGGTGGACGAACCACGGCCAACACCTGACGACGCACCGCGTCCAAACCTTCGGCGACGTGCAGGTCGTTGAAGTCGGTCCACTTCTCATGCCGCTCGACCGAGAAAATCGGCGCGACGACCTGGGCACCGACGATCAAGGCAGCATTGCTGGCCTTCTCCTCGCCGGGGTTCCAGGCATCGCCATTGGGCTTGGCTGTCTTCCAGTCATCGTCGCGGCAGATGATCAGCGGGCAGCCGGCAAAGCGCTCGCGCATGGCCTTGCACACGGCCAGCAGGTTGCCCGCATCAAAGGCTACGGCCACGGCAAGCGACGTCGCCATGTGCAGGCTGGCGCCGGTGGCGTAACCCTCGCAGACCAGTACCGGCTCGCCCGGCTCCGGGTGCGGACCGAGCAGGTGGAAGGTGCCCTCCTTCGCCATGCCGTAAGGCCAGTAGGACTTGTCGCGGCCGGTGTCTTCCTGCTTGTTCGGGAAGATCACCTGCAGGCCCATGATCTGATCACGGGCGTTGTTCATCGGCACCAGTACCGCGCCGGTGCGTGGCGCGTAACGCACCTTGATGCCGACGATCTGTTTGCGGTCCAGGTAGTCGCTACGCCCGGTGGTCGGCATGCGCTCGAACAAACCCTGCGCCCTTTTCGCGGCCCGCCGCGCAGCGTTGTTCGCGATTTCGGCGGCGCGGCGCTTGGCTTCTTCCTGGCGGGCGCGCATCACTTCACGTTCTTCCGGCGACATCCGCCCGGCCTTGACCTTGATCTTCTGTGTCTCGCCCGAACGCCAGTCACCGAAGGCGCCGAAGATCAGGGTGTCGCCCTTCTCCGTGCGCTGCTCGTGGACCACGTACCAGCCGTTCTTTTCCTTGCCCTTGTCCTGCGATGTCTTGCAGCGGGTCAGCTTGCCGAACACCAGCGGTTGCGCTGGCTCCAGACCGTAATCGGCGAATTGCCCCAATACCTCATCGAGCATGACGAATCCCCCGAATCTCAGAGAGGGATTGGCAGCTGATGCACTGCGAGCAACCCGGCGAGGCCAGGCGACGAGCTTCCGGAATCGGATCGTCACAGGCTTCGCAGAACAGCAAGGAATGGGCAGCGTTTTCTGCCTTGGCAGCGCTGCGCGCGGCCATGGCCTGATCGATGCGTTCCTGTACCAGATCGTTGGCAAAATCAGCGATATCAGCCACGGTCGGCACCCCGCGTCGTCTGGTTGACGTAGGTGGCGCGGTTGAACAACCCCAGTAACCCTTGAATGCCACGGAACACCTGGAGGCGAATCGCGGCCAGCTCCTGATCGGTGACGACACCGTCGCCGATGCTCTTGGCCCAGGTCTCGGCCAGATCCGCGACCTGCCGAAAGTATTCGGCGATACCGGTGGTGAGGGTTTCGGGCATGTCGTTGGTGTAGGTGTCGGCCAGCTCCTGCCAGATCGTGTCACCGACCAGCGCATGCACTGCATCGAGAATGCGGCGGTCCTTGGTCAGCTCGAGGATCTCGCCGAATTCCTGAATGTTGACCGCGTGACTTGGATGGGTTGGCGACAGCTTGTGCTGCAGCGTGGTCGGGTTGCGGCCGGTGGTGGCTGCAATGGCGGCAGCACCGCCCGGGTAATCCCGAGCAGCATGGTAAAGCGCTAAATCGAGCGGCAGGATTTCCCGCTGCGCCCGTCCCAGAGAACTGAGAGCGATTCGGCTCATGGCATTAATCCTAAAAGTTGCCAGTGCCGCGCGACAGAAGTTGGTGATACATTTGCCGCGTGGTCTGGAGAGGCCCAAACGCCGGCTAGGTTCGTAAGACCAACACCGGCACCGTGCCGGGGCGAACAATCCGTTGTGCACCCCTGGCGCAACAGCTGCCAGCTCTGTGGTAAGAACGGCAGCAACCCCAAGGCTTCCGAGCCTTGGTAACGCGATGAAGGTCGGCGGCATGTGGTGTGCGCACCTACTGACATCGCGGCCCAACAGCATTGTGGTGATGCTATCGGGAGAAACTGGGCGGCCCTTGGGTCGCCTTTTTTCTATGCAGCCTTCTGGGGAGCGGATTTTCCAAGTAACCAGCAGGCGTCGAATGGATTGCCTTTTTCCTGCGCAGCTGCAGCAAGCAACTTCGCGTACTCAGTTTCACCTGTGTAATCGGTGCGCGGTAACGATGCTGCTAGCCTCCACTTATTGAGAGCTTGGTAACTCCGTCCACACACACGTGCTGCGGCACCGATACCGCCAACCGCCTCAAAAGCGAAGGCAATAGCATTAGGGAAACTTTGTGGGTCTAGCATGACTGCCTCCTTTCAACTGTCGGTTGATAATAATGTTCAACTGACAGATTAGCAATCATTATGTGACTATCAACCTATGATTGATAAAGAATCCGAAAGATACATGTTCGCCGAGCGGCTTCATGCCGCACTCGACGCTAATGGCATTCGCCAGCGTGGCCGAGGGGCTGACATCATTAAACAGCTCACCTCCAAGGGAGTCGTTAAGACCCCCCAAGCCGTTAGTAAATGGCTCAATGGTGCGGCTATTCCTGAAATTGATAGTTTGACCGCCTTATCCGCCTGGCTAGGTGTGCGGAGAGAATGGCTGGAGCATGGAGTCATGCCAGTCTTTCCCCATGAAGCAGGCAATCAACAAGCAGTGCATGACGAGAACGTTATTGCCGTAACCTCAAGCATGAACAAAGTACCGCTGATTTCATGGGTTCAAGCCGGCGCATGGTGCGAAATAGCTCCTACCGTCGAGCTTCTCCATGCAGAACAGTGGGTGCCCTGCCCCGTAAATATCAGCAGATCCGGATATGCGCTTCGCGTGGTAGGAGACTCAATGACAAATACTGGCCCGGGCCGTAGCTACCCCGAGGGCTGCATAATTTTTGTCGATCCGGATCTCGCTGTGAACAATGGTGATCGAGTGATTGCGTCGCTACCGAGTAGCAATGAAGCTACGTTCAAGGTGTTTGTGAAGGATGCTGGAAAGCATTACTTGAAGCCTATCAATCCCCAATATCCCATCATTGAAATGACAGACGAAATGCAAATTTGCGGAAAAATTGTGGGGGCATTCACTCCAGAGTGAATGCGAGACGCTACTTTTTCACTCGTCAGTTGTTGACTTAATTTAACCACTGGTTGATATTTGCCTCACTCTTTACCACAGAGCGAGGCAATACCTATGCGCACCACCGCAACCCTGCATGTCCATCCGGCATGCGTCAGCAATCGCAAACTGATCGAACAGCTGCAGCTCGCTACAGGCTGCCTGGTCGTAATCCATAACAGCAAGCCCAGGCTAGTTGCCAAAACTTGCCAGCCCTCTCCTCTCGATCCGAACGGCGGAGGGCATGCGGCATGATCAAGTACAAGATCGACAACCGCACCCTGCAGTTGCTCAACGCCCAGGTCAACTTGACCGAGACCTTCAATCACGTCCTTCGGACAGCGCCTAAGCGGGAGTGCCTGGCATTCCGCCTCAAAGCTGAACGCGGCACGGTGGAGAGCACTTTTATCGTCGAGCTGGGCAGTGAACGCCACACACTGACCCTGCAGAACGACAAGAGAATGCACCTCAAGCTGGCCGACTTCATCGAAGAGATTGCTAACGGGCCACTCGACCCGAGCAACACCGGTGACGTGGTGCATCGGCCGCACGCAGATCGCCAATACGGTCACTTTGAAGTCCAGGGCAAACAACGCGTGCTCGAGCTGGTGCGCACCGGCGGCGTGCTGAGCCTCGACATGGGCTTCGATGTTCCTTTGCATGTCGTTGTGCATCGCCCGCACACAATCGCCTGCATCACCGCCATCCTCAGCATCGGCAAAAAGAGTCCACGCACACGGTGCTTCACCGCGTGTGGAACCGATGTCGAGATCTACGGCAAGGTCACCGAGTCCATCAACCACCTCGCTGCAACGGCAACCCCTGCCGCGCACGCGGCATGAGGAGGACGCCATGGAACGTACCCTCGCGCAAGCAGCAGCACAACTCGGCCTGACCCGCCCCAAACTGATCGACCTCATGCGAGCAAAAGGCTTGCTCAAGGGGAATTTGCCTGCCGAACCCCAACGCGACAAAGAGTATCTGCGGGTCAAGGACAGCCCTTGGTATGACGAGAAGTACGGCCTGCAGTACAGCCAGTCGACCCGGGTCAGACAATCCGGCATCCGTTGGCTGGCTGACCAGTTGGGCATCGATCTTCCTGCCATCTCGGCAGACCGCCGTGACGTGGCCTAGAGAATACGCCCGCCAGATCATCGCCATGCGCACACGCGAGGAGCGCAACGCCGCGCTCCTCGAAGTGCCCGAACATCTGCGCGAGCTGACCCGACGCCACTGCCTGAACGCGTGGAACCACCCGGCACGAAAACAACGCAAGGAGGCTCAACAAGGCCATGAGTAACACAGCACAGAACCCGCTTCGCCTGCACCCGGCGCCCGAATCGGCCACCGTCGAACTGCTTTATCGCATCTTCGGCGACGTCCTGATTCCACTGGAAAAAGTACGCGAACAGTACTTTCGCAACCTCAACGAGCAGTCGTTCGTGACGGAGATCAACAGTGGCCGCATCCAGCTTCCGATCACCACGCTGGACACCAGCCGCAAAGCACTCAAGTACGCGCACATCCGACACATCGCCTCGCTGATCGACATCCGCGCCTACAAGGCGGATGAAGACATGCAGCGACAGCAGGACGGCCAGCACCAGGTAGCAGCCACACCGCTGATGGCTGTCACCACCAGCCAACGACAACCACAGGAGCACTCCACATGATGCCCCCAATACAAACCGATGCACTCATGCCTCATCCCGACGTTGACAAGGTCTCGGAAGAAGTCATGGCCCACGTTTTGGGGATCTCGTTTAGAGCTCTCGCAACGCGGCGCGCACGGAAACAGATACCCGAGGGGGTCTGGAACAGACAAGGGCATCGCATTATGTACAGCAGAAGAAGGTATGAAGAATGGCAAGAAGCACAGTGGATTTGCCCAGCGGAGTGGAAATCTTCCGCAAATCCCTCCGGATTCGTTTTACTTGGAACGGGGTCCGACGCTGCGAAACGCTCCCCTACCCCGCGACGCCGAAAGGCATTAAAGCTGCATCCCAACTACGCGATCAAGTAACCGGCCTGATCAAGCTCAGGCTCTTGGATGATACCAAGTACGCTGAGTTGTTCCCGGGCTCGACTGTTTTACTGGACGGCATTCCAACGTTTCACGAGTACGCCCAGTTATGGCTTGATGGTCGAGTCATCACCACCGGCACGCGCAACAATTACAAGGGTGCGCTGAACCTGTATTGGATTCCGCCGCTGGCCCTGATCCGCCTGGACCAGATCACCACCACGCTCCTGCGCCGCGTGATTGCGGCGACGGAGTGGACGTCGCCAGGTGTTCGCCGTAACGCCTTGGTCAAACTCTCGACCATCCTGGAGTCGGCCGTCACTGAAGAGCTGATCAAGAAGAACCCGGCCAAGATGATTGACCGCCCCAAACGGGCGCGTAAGGAAATTAACCCTTTCTCTCTGGACGAGGCGAACAGGATCATCGCCCACATGTACCAGACCACTCACTGGCCCAGCGGAATCTACGCTGCGTTCTTTGAGTTTGCGTTCTTCACCGGGCTCCGGCTGTCAGAGGTCGCTGCACTGCGCTGGGATGCCGTTGACCTGGTGAAGCGCCAGGCTCATGTCCGCCGCACTGTGGCACTGGCCGTAGTCGAAGAACGCACTAAGACCGGCAAAGATCGCTATGTGTTGCTCAATGAGCGGGCGCTGCACGCGCTAGAGTACGCCCGCCAGTACGCGGAACGTCGCAAAAAAGGCGTCGGCAAGATCAAGGAAACGCCCTATGTATTCCCGCCTTCGAAGAATAGCGAGTACATCAAACAGACGTCCGACCTGCATAAGCAGTGGGGACCAGCCCTGAAGACACTGGCGATGTCTTATCGGCCACCGTACAACTGCCGTCATACTTATGCGACAATATGCTTAATGTCCAACATGAACCCCGCCTTCATCGCTCAGCAACTTGGCCACAGCGTCCAAATGTTGCTGACGACGTATGCGCGTTGGCTCAACTCAAGCTCAGACTGGGCGGAGCTGGAAAAGCTCCAGATTGGTATCAAATCGGTATCAGGCAAAAACGACCAGCTCTAACCCATTGATAGGTAAGGTAATTGATTTCCACAGCTAACATCACGATGCAGTTCGGCGCCAAGCCGCTATTCGAAAA